ATCCAATGACGAATTAAAGTCCGTTACAGGAGAGATAAACAAGTTTTCTAAGTATGATATAGATTTTGTAAATGAGCAAGAAACAATGTCAACCATATCACGTACTTTCAATCGATTCATAAAGAAAAGAGAAAAGAAAGTATGTTTTCTGATTATTGACAATATCATGCTTATTGATGATTTGTATAACAGCCCAGCCGGTTCCAACCAAATTCAAATTGAAGATAAGGTTGCGGCCAGCATTCGCGCTATCGTAAACAATGCCGATAAGAAAGGACATAAAGCTATTGTGATATTCTTGCACCACATGACAAAGGAAATGGAGAGTAAGAATAATTTCGAAGAAGCCTATCGTCCTAAGCTTAGTCACATGAAAGGAACCACTCGTTTTGCTGATGTTGCCAATGGTATTATTCTATTGAATAACCCGGGCATGCATAAAGATCTTATCAAAAAGCATTCTTCTCTTCCGGATATCAATTGTATCAATTCAAATGGTACTTCTATGTTTGTAAAAAGAGAAAAGCTTTTAAAGAATATGCTTATTGCTGAGGTAGCAAAGAATAGAGATGGTGATATGTCTGACGACTCTAAAGCTATCCAACGATGGATAGTTGATTTCGGTACTATGAAGTTTAATGAATTAAATACTCAAAAATAATGGAAGAAGAAAAATTAGGACAAAAACCAATTTGTCCATCATTAGGATATGGTCTTGGAATGTCTCAAAGATTATTTATTGCTACAATGGCAATGCAAGGATTTCTTAGAGGTGATGATACTTTAATACATTCAGAAGATGTTGCAAAATTATCATTTGAATATGCAGATGCTCTTTTAAGACAAGAAAATGAGTAAGATTGATGGTAATGTACCAAAACGTTTTCCTAATACTAAAAAGGATTACGTAAAGTATCTGAATGAGCTTGGTGAATCTCTCGGGGATGATGAATTTATCATTGCCGGCATAATGCGAAAGAGAAGAGATAACTATGGATAACTATTAAAAGACAATGATCCGGTTGCTTTCAACCTTGGTTACAATGAATGGAAATTAAATCAAAAATAAATAAATGGAAAACGCGTATAAAATTGTAGTAAGCAAAGTGTATTACATATCTCATGAAGAAGCACGTCAACGTAAAGCAAATGATGAAACAGAACGTGAATGTGCAAAACGTCTTGCTCTACGTAATATGGAAGAAGATGGACGTAATGGGTTCCTAGAGCCTTGTGAAGATAATTTTCAAGTTCATATAATATGAATAATGCAATAGAAATTAATTATTCTCTTTTTAAAGATGGATTGGGAATGGATGAAATTAGAAATATGTTTTATTCATATTGGGAATCAAACACATTTCAAAATGATGCAGTATCAAAAGGACTTCTAGAATTTACAAAAGGAAGTAAATTTATTCAAATTAAAAATGAATCAAATGAAACTGTAAAAAGTATCTTAGTTGATAGTAATACAGGTTCAATAATAAAAATAAATCATGAGTAAAATATTCGATTTTAAATCAAACAATGTTCAAGAAATGGAACTTGATGTTCTAAAACAAACATATCATGAAAAAAACTTCGATGGTAAACCCTCTTTCAATGGTATCTATCACTATGAACTTATTGAACGTATTGCTGCTATAATAGCAAAAAACAATATCAACTTCAATATTGAGTCAATCTTTGCCGCTAACAACAAAAAGGCCGGTCGTGATGGTGTATCAGTATCAAAAGAATTAGAAGCTCAGTATGGAGATAATTCTATTCAAGCGCATGTTCTTCGTCGCGTATTTACTACTATCCGGATTAATGATTTGGAAGATGATGAAACGAACACCGGTCTTGCAGTTGCATTTCACCAAGATGGAATTCAGATAGCTATTGGCCCTAACGTAAAGATTTGTCATAACCAATGTATTCTTGCAGCTGACAGAATGATTTCTACTTATGGTGGAGATGGCAAGATTAAAGACCTGGACAAAGTATTTCAAATCATTGATGATTGGATGCAGAACTTTACTGAGCAACGTTCACATGACCAAAAGGTAATATCGCGCATGAAAGCAATTGAAGTGTCTTACAACGATACTATGGCGCTTATTGGCCGGTTGAATACTATACGTGTTGTAAAAGATTCTTCTGAAAAATCATTGAAGAAACTTGAAGCAAATGTAGGTAGAAATTATCCTCTTAATCAAACACAGATTTCAACATTTGTTGAGAACTATCTATTGGAATGTATTAAGCGTGATTCTACGAATATGAGTTTGTGGGATATCTACAATATCTCTACTGAATTGTATAAGCCCGGGCAAACTGATTTTCCAAATATTATTGGACAGAACATTGCTTGGTCTGAGTTCTTAGTAAAAGAATATAATCTTTAAAAATATCATTATGGAATTTGTTGTAAAAATAGAAGATAATTGGATTGAAAATATTTATATTGTTGATGAAATAAAACATCAAATTATACAAAGTCTTTCAAAACAAATCACAGAAAATTTATTAGAAGGACATGTAAGATTAGTTGGTGAAATTGCAAGTAAAAAAGTTATTGAATCATTTGATGCAATGGCAAATAAAGCAACTGCTGATTTTATTGAAACTGGTAAATTAAAATCAAGTAGAAGTTCGGCAATGATTAGTGTTGCAGAATATATTGCTGAAAAATTTGAGTATAATTCAAATTACAATAGTCAAAAAGAATTGATTGAAAAACTTGCTAATAATTATTCTGTTGAAATGAAAAACAGATATGATATGATGTTTGCTTCTCAACTCGTTATAAAAATGAGTGAACAAGGTTTATTGAAAGAAGGAGTATTTGATTCATTGATGAAAAAGGATGAATAGCATGAAAGACGTAAATATTGAAAATGCTTTTGTAGTATTGAAAGGTAATCACATGTCAAATGACATTGAGCTTGGTAGTATCTTTCTCGAATGTAAATGCGAACGGTTCAAATTGAAAGTTCTTTCTTATGAACGTAAATTTAAAGATGGGAATACTATTTTTGAACTCGATATTGAAAATCCACATGATTTCAAAATGGCTGTATTTATCAATAATGAAGTGTCATTGAGTTATTGGACAAAGAAACGTTCTGATGTGTTTATCATTGGTATGATGCCAGTTATCTTAGCTGATGGAACAATTCGATATTTTGTATTCAATCAGTTTGCAGAAGAAAAATTGTACATTGCTCCAGGTAATCATTTAGGAATGGAACTAACAGTAGTAAAATACAAAAGTTGTACTGCTACATTTGGTGAAGGACCTGGTTGGGCGACTATCTACAGTATCGATAGCCATCAAGAAGGACAAGGACATGCTCAGGAACTACTTATTCAAGCAAAAGCGTATTATTCCTTACTTGATAAAGAAATGGCTTCTACAGTAGCTTTAAACCCTACTGTGGAGCATATCTTGGAAAAACTTTCTATTAAAGAATACAAATAATTAGCGAATTGTTTGGTAAACTTATAGAATTGTCTTTTCTTTGCAGTGTTCAATCGGAGTGACTATCGAATGAACATTCGGTAGTACCCTTTTGATACACTTAAGACCCCGAAGGAATGTCACTCCCTTTCGGGGTTTTTTGCGTTTAATAATTAATGAATATGCGTACAATAAAATTATCTATATCACAAGCTAAATTGGCAGTACAATCTAAGAGTAGATTGGAAGCTTTAGCATTTGCTATTCAGATAAAAGGTATGTATGTTTCATCTTGTCTAATGGATTGCTCTTCTAGTGATAAAAGTATAAAATACTCTAAGCTAAAAGAGCAATTTCATTTAGGACATGACAAGATTAAGAGAATAATAAAAAATGGTATTGAATATAAATATATTCGATTTGAAAATGGAAAATTAATAGCTAATAAAATGTATTCTGAAAAAGAATTAATTATTCGTCTTGATTTCAATTCAAAAGAATCTCTTTATAACAATAATCAGATAAAATCTCTTATTCAAAAAACAGTTATTATTGACCATATCAATAAAATTTCATTTATCAATGATACAATATATACGGTGAAGAATTGTAAAGTTTCTTATAAACAAAGAAAAACAGCAATGAAAAAATTATATAAGTATGCAGTGAATATTCCAAATGAATTAATAGGATTGAGTTATGATAGCATTTCTAAAATTGCAAATGTAAATAAAAACAAAGCCATTTTTTATATCAAAGAGTTAGTGAGTAAAAATGTAATAAATAAGTCAGTAAATCTTATTTTTACTGGTATTAAAGCTAAATCAAAAGATAAATCAATTCAAATTGAATATAAGAAAAATGGTAATAGTGGCTATTTAAGAAAAATAAATTATATGTATTACATACAAAGCAGTAATATATATTCTATATCCAATTTTAGTTTAATTAAGTATGCATGATTTCTTCACCCAAATATATGTGTAATAAAATAGGAGAGTAATATATGTCAATGAATAAAGAATTAATTGATAAATATGTTTTCAATTCAATTAAATATGGTTCTAAAGCAGAACAACTTTTATTGAGTAAATTAATGATGTCTAATATTGATTTTAAATATAAATATAAAGTGCCTAATGATATAACTTATTACATGGCAAATTTTTATATTCCACATAAAAATATAATTATCAATATTAGTCTTTCTATAAATGTCAAACAAGCAGAAATTGTCAAAGATGATTTTTGTAAAAGCAAAGGTTTTAAAGTCATTCGTATTTTAGAATCAAACATTTCCTCATTTGATATTTCCTCTGTGCTATAACTGCACAAACAAATCTATATTTATTTTATTATGAATGAAATTGTTCAAATTCCATTAGTGTATATTGTTGCGTCCAAGTTAAACCCTCGGAAAACAATAAACCAAGACTCTATAATTGAGTTATCACAAAGTATTAAATCAGTAGGGTTGTTGCAGCCTATTACTGTACGTAAAATTGAAGAAGATGATTATCCAACAAATGATGTTTATGAAGTAATCATGGGTTATCGTCGTTATTGTGCATGTAGTCATCTTGGAATGACAACAATGCCATGTATCATTGTAGAAATGGATGATGAAGAAGTACTGGATGCAATGATCATTGAGAACTTACAACGCCAGGATATCGAACCTATGGATGAAGCGCGGGCATTTGCTAACCTCAATAACAAAGGTTGGACTGGTGAAGATATTGCTGTAAAGGTTGGTAAGCCGGTTCTATTTGTAATGCATAGAATACGCTTGCTTGAGCTTATTGCTGAGTTTGTAAAAATGTTTGATGAAAATGAATTATCCATTTCTCATGCTTATGAATTATGTAAGCTTGACAAAGATATTCAGTTAGATATTTACAAAACTCGTTATAGCGAAGAAGCCAGTGATTACTATCGGTGGAATGATCTTAATCTAAAAGATTTAAAATCGAAAATACAAAATCTTGCAAAGAACTTAGACAATGCTTCTTTTAGCTTGGCTGAGTGTATTACTTGTCAGTTTTGTACTTCTATCCATGGTTCTTTATTCCCGGACTACAAAATCAATTCTTGTACTAATAGCTTCTGTTATGATGATAAAATCTTTGAACATCGTATGAACAATATTATTCTTGCACATGAAGAAGATACTACTATTATGATTCGTTCATTAGGTACAAGTAATCGGGTTCTTGATAAGCTGAAAGAATTGCATATACCAGTTGTAGTGTTTAGTACCGAAGAATACGATTTTGAGCATGATAAGAGCGATGATCTATCCTTTCATGATAAAATGGTCAAGAAAGGATTTGAAGCTGTTTACGGGCTTGATACATGGTCTGGTGGTGATAAGATGTTTTATATAAAAGCAAAGATTACCAAAAAAGATATTGCTGCTGCAGGAACAGTTCATCCGGAACTTATAAAGCTTGACAAAGACCTTGTTCGTAAAGAGGAAATCAAAGAGGAAAAGATTAATGCTGATCTTAGAAGTCTTATTTCCGGTAGTAACTATCGTGAGATAAGTACACCACTACTTCCTATTGAAGAAACTGCTTTTATGGCTGTCATATTCTATATGGCTTCTAACAGTAAATTAAAAGAGATAAGAACAAAATTCAAGAAAGATTTGTCTTACATGGAAAACATACAAAACATGTTACCCGAGGATATTATTACATTGAAACGCTGCTTTATCAAACAATGTATTGTTGGAACAGAAGTAACTCATGATGCAGATGTACAGAATATCCTTTCAAACATTTCTAATGTCTTTTACTCAGATAAGTTTGGGGAGATTGTCGAAGAACATACGGCTACATGTAACAAACGTAAGGATCGTATTGCTATTCGTAAACAAGTCATTCTTGATGAATTGAATCCAGTAAAGAAAGAACTTGTTGAAAAGAAAACAGTATCATTAGCTGATGCTGATGCACAGGTACCTTATATCCCTAAGCAAAAAGAAGAAAATGAATATGTCAAATTTGGTAACATTGGAGAATAATCAATTAGATAAGGATTTAATAAAAGAACACAATGAATTAATCAAATCAAAAAGCAAATCTCCTAGGATATATGAAATTCGAATGGCCATTTTTAAAAAATATAAATGTACATGGGATGATGAAACCGGATTAATTTATTTAGACCTTGATTATAATCCAATTAAAGAAAGTTCAAACAAAAAAGAACAAGTAAAAAAACAAATAAGTGAAATTTCTATGAATGCAAAAAACATATTATTACAATGTACAGTAGTACAAAATCGCGTATATCTACCGGACGAACAAATCGACCGTAAGCTTTATATGGAAGTTGCAAAAGCGTTAGAACTTATCGGTGGTAAATGGACTGGTGGTAAAATAAAGGCCTTTGTGTTTGCTGAGGACCCAACAGATTTATTAGCCGAGATAGCTAGTGGTGAAAAACGTAATCTAAAGAAAGAACATCAATTCTTTGGTACTCCGCCAGAACTTGCTGACAGACTTATAGAACTTGCTCAATTAAACAACTTTGATCGTGTTCTAGAGCCTAGTGCCGGACAAGGTGCTATCGTTGAAGCAATGCAACGCAAATGGCATAATATCGTGCCTACATGTGTTGAGAATATGGGACTCAATTCTATTGTTCTTACAAAGAAACAGATTACCCATTTCTTTCAAGACTTTCTTACTTCAGAATGTAGTAAGCCATTTGATAAGGTTATCGCTAATCCACCATTCACAAAGAATCAGGATATTGATCATATCTATAAAATGGTAGAAGTCTGTAAACCCGGGGGAATAGTGGTATCATGTGCTTCTAATCATTGGAGAGAATCAAAGAACAAGAAAGAAACTGAGTTCAGAGCTTTTCTTGATGGTATGGGTGCTGTTATCGAAGAAATACCAGCCGGTACCTTTAAAGAAAGTGGAACTATGATTGCAGCTTGTATTGTAATCATTCATGTATGACAAACGATAGTACCTTGAATAATGACCTATTTGCTATGTATCAAGAGCAAGAAGCCCTTGAATTTAGTAGATGGGTCAATTCGGTAGAGAAGCATGTAAGTACGCTTAAAACGAAGCTATGTAAGTCATGCAACAAAAACAAATTAGAAGTAGTAAGTATGTATAAAGCAGAATGTACAAATTGTCTAACATTAAACTCATTTTAAAATGAAAAGAGAAAATATAAAACGTGCTTCTGAATTAAGTTCTGAAATAACTGGACTTGAACAATTGCTAGAAGATATAAAACTTCAAGAAAAAACCAAAATTGTAAGTGGATTTTCAATTATGATTCCAGCAAATAGAAATTCATCTGGAGTTTCTATTACTAGATATATATCAAAAGAAATGAGAGATATATTAGTAATTCTAGCTAAAAATGAAGTAGAAAGAATTATTGCTGAAAAAGAAAAAGAAATCGAAACACTTTAAATAACACAACATGTCACAAGAAATAGAAAAGTTTATATCATTAATTAGAGATTCGTTTGTTGGTTCTCAGCAAGTATATACAAATGGAAGTTGTTATCATTTTTATCTTATACTTAAAAATATATATCCAAGTGCAAAATGTTGGTATGATGAAAGTCATATTATTACAGAAATTGATGGTAAGTTTTATGACATTACTGGAGAAGTACAAAAAAATTCAAATCTTTTAATTATGGATCATCCAGCTCATTATAGTTTAAAAAATCCATTTAATATTTACAATATACAAAAATAAAAATATGTCAGAAATTAAAATTCATATCAAGAATTACAAACTTCTCAAAGAAGGAGAATGGGATTTATCAAATGGTACTATCTTCTTCGCACAAGGCGGAAACAAAAAAGGTAAGACTTCTTTCTTGAATCTTATCCAAGCACTCATGGAAGTAAAAGATACTACTGTCAATCCAGTAACTTTTGGTGAGAAAGAAGGATTTGCTACCGGTACAATACCTGGCGCTGATGGTTTACAATACCAATTTCGTTACGACTTTAATATTGATGGTAAGAACAAATTTCAGTTCATTGCTCCAGACAATAAAGTTGTCAAAGGAATTACTGAAATGCGCGCTATCTTCAATTATACTCATTTTACATTGGAAGAGTTCTTTGAATGGAGTAAAACAGAACCGGGCCGTGCTAAACAACGTGCTATCTTCATGAACTTACTTTCAGAAAAAGAACGTGAAGAGATAATGAAAATAGATGCTGAGATTCATCCTACAAAAGGAACAATGATCGATTCGCGTAAAGAATTGAATAAGTCAGTTGACTTCTTGAAAAAGAGTATTGACAATATCGTATTCAATCCGGAACAACAAAAACTTATTACTGATGCTCCGGCTATTCAAAAGTTGTTTACTGAACTTACTGCTCGTAAAGAAGAGATTGATGAAACAATTAAAGGATTCGATACTTATCAAGTGAAGTTGGATGCAGAAAATGAAAAACTGGATCCACTAAAAAAATCACATAATAAGCAAGTGGAAAGTCTTACTAACTCCATTCGTTTTGCCAAAGAAGAAATTGACCGTCTTACCAAAGAATTGGCAGCCGATGAAAAGAAACTGGAAACTGAGAATGCTGAGTACGAAACTTCTGAAAAAGCAATCACTGCAGCAATCACTGAATTGAATACTAAGTTCGATGTGAAAGTACTTGAAGCTGCAAAATTAGAATTAGATGGTGATGGTACTGAAAAGAATATTGGTCTTGCCAAACGATTAGAGATTGGCCAGACAAAAATCAATCAGTATAATCAATTGGATGTATTAGTAAAACAAAAAGCAAAGAATGAAGAAGATCATAAAAAGAAGGAAAGTGAAGTTAGTGAGTTGGACGAGAAGATTACGACTCTCCGCACCAAGAAAAAGGAAATCATCAAAAACAGTCAGAACATGCCGGTTGGTTGGTCGATTGATGATGATTATGTTACTATCGATAATATTCCTTTTCTGGAAACTGATATTTGTAAGTCGGAAGCGACTGCTGCTATTGCTCAATTGATGATGCGCGTAAATAAGGCTCCATTGATGCTTATGGGCGATGCTGAGGCCTTGGGATATGAAGTACTCAATAAGCTTGAGGAAACAGCTAAGAGTCTTGGTAAGGTAATGCTATTCGCTGAACATGTTCGTTCTGCTGATGAAATGCAGTTGGTTGGTTATGATCAAATCGACCATGAAGTAAAGAAAGAAGATAAAGAATTATTTTAATAACTAGAACCTTCTCACTGGTATAGGTAAAGTGATATTCTATTATGAGTGAAAATACTGGTTCAAGACCTGCAAGTATTGCAGAAGTTATTGCTCCTATTTGCTATCAAGCAAATAAAGCATTTTGCGAAAGTTATGGTGATTATTCTCAAAAAGATTGGTATCAAGCCGATGATTGGCAAAAACAAAGTGCTATTAAAGGTGTACAATTTCGTATTGAAAATCCGGATGCTGGACATGATGCACAGCATAATTCATGGATGGCTGAAAAAGTTGCTGATGGATGGGTATATGGAGAAAGTAAAAATGCAGAAGCAAAAACTCATTCATGTATTGTTTCTTTCGAACAATTACCTATTTTCCAACAAAAGAAGGATGCATTATTCTGTGCTATTGTAGATTCTTTGAAATAAAACTAAAACCTAGTGCGGTATAGGTAAGCCAATCAATAATTATGGATTTTATACAAGCTATCAACACTTATCCAATGATTCAAAGAATTGGATGGAATGGTAACGGACTATTTGTATTTCAACAAATACCTTCTGAAATACCAATTTTTGTTGTCCTAAAAATGCAATCATTACCTGAAGCAGTAAAAGATGAATTTGCACGTCGTTTTGAAGTTCCAATGACAAAAGAAGAAGCAAAACCATTTTTGTCTATTCGTTACAACAATCAATTAGCAATAGTTGATAAGGAAAACAATATCAATGGATGGGCACCTTCTGTTTCTGATGCATTGGCCGAGGATTGGATTGGATATATACCGGAGGTTTAAAATGGGAAAAGTATCAACAATTGATACCAAACGCAATCTTTGTGGTAATTGTAAAAGCAGCTACCCTGATTGCACTGGTCAGCCGGAATTTGGCGATAATGTCGGAAATAATAATGTTATCCGATGTAAGAAGTATGTAAAGAAAAAAACAAATGTTGTTCGCGTATCAGTAGGTGAAGAGTATTTTGTTTATATTTTGAAAAATCAAAATGTTTCTATGAATGATTTCATTTCAAGAAAAAGAGTAGAAACAAACAACACTACAGATAATCTGTATTATGAAGTTGGAAACTATTTTCTGACAGAGGGAGATTGCAAATCAGAGATTGAACGAGTAACAAAATTGAAACGTAATGGCACAAGGTAAATTAATCAGTTTCGTACCACTGATGAAAAATGGCGTACAAGATACATATAGTGGAAGTAATGGTATGCTTTATAAGTTTACTGTTACTCTTGATAATGCCGGTACACAAGTAACCGGAACAGCAAATAGTAGCAAACAACAACCATCATGGAAGATTGGTGAAGAATATACTTATGAAGTAGCAATACAAGGAAACTATACCAATATCAAAAATATGAAGTCTATAAATCAGGCTGGTGGTTTTGGTGGCAGTGGTGCTCGTGTTCCTAATCCTAGCTTTGTAGTACAGAAATGTCTTGAAGCTTCATTGGAATGTACTTTCAAATTCTTTGAACTTAATCCGGATGTGTACAAAAGTCAAGCTGCAGAAGATGGTGTATTGAATTTGTTCTATACATTCACATTAAAAGGTGATGAACAACAACGATGGATGAATATTGCCGGACTTCGCTTTGCCTTACAAAAGATGCAAGCGAATGGTATGTTTGATAAAGCAGAAGGAGTAACACTTACTGCGTGGACTATTGAAAAGGCTAAAACTATTGCAGCTTCTATGTCCTCAGTAGTAAAAGCTCAAGTAGAATTTGAAAAGGCTAATCCACCCAAATAATTTATGCCAGATAGATATTCAATTAAAAAGAATAAAGAGAATGGATTATTTAATGTTTATTTTGGAACAATGTATTGTTTTACTTATGATACTTATCAAGAAGCAAAAGACCATATTCAAAATATGAAAAAACGATATAAAAATGAGTAAGACATATATCAATCAGTCATTAATAAAAAAGTTCTTCTACAAAGGAGAAAAACGTGATTACTGTGCTATGGCCATAAAGGCTAATACTATTGATAAAACAGTAAGTCGGGAATCACTATCAATGACATGTGGTAATTATTTTGAAACACAATGTCTGGGTGCTTCTATTGGTGGCAAGAAAACACTTGATTTGCCAAGAAAGAAACTTACTGCTAAGCAAATTCTTGCCGGTCAAACAATAGGTGATAAAAAAATTGATCAGATACGTATTGACCAGCAAGTGATGATGTTCAACAAACTCAAAACTGAATATCAGATACCAATAGAGAAAGAGATGAATACCCAAGTCGGTGTAAAGAAAATATGGAGTAAGAATGACAATATTATCTTACAAGGTGAGATTGATATATTCCCTGCTTCTATTGCATTACCGACACGTGGTTTACGACTTTGTGCTATTGATTTAAAGCTTACTGGTACATTCTCTGACTATGGTGAGTTCTGTTGGGGTTCTCCAACTAATTTAGACGGCATACAAGGCAAGATGTATCATGAGTTGATACGTGACATTGATTTGGACTTTAATATGCAGGAAAACCCTAATAGTACAATTCATCAAGTTTTTACTCCAACAGTAAGAAACATATTAAAGAACAACGATCCTTTATTCTTCTTTTGGGTATTCAATTATAAAGAAGCAATAAACAATAAATTTATTGAAGTAGAATATAACAAACTTGCTCAGGCAGAACTTCATGAATCTATCCGTAGAACTGTAGAAGAATTGAATAAGAATGAACGTGATAACTGGCAAGGTATGGTTCCTAATATTGATAACTGTAGCCAATGCGCGTTGCTATCTTGTCCTTCCCGAACAGAGAAAAAAAAAGAAATAGAAGAACAACAAAATTTCGAAGTCATTTAATGAGTAACGAAAATATCAAATCAGCTATGAATACCTACAATAATGCAATGTTGCTGCGTAGGTATTTGTTGTCTGACTATATCAAATCAAGAATAGATACAAAAGAGCTTATAAAGGGCATTCAAATGTGTGAAATACTTATTATTACTAATGCATTAATTATAAATAAAAATGGCCGGATGGACGAAAGCAGATAGAGCAAAGTTTCTTGAACGATGTGATTCAAGAAAGAATATAATGCCACAAGAAGTAATATCAACACAAGGTAGTCTTTTTGAAGAAGTCATTGAAACAGACAGTGTAAATCCTCGATATCAGAAATTACGATTAGTATTACTCTATCCGGAACTTGATACAAATGAAAAAGGTAATCCTATTCCTAAGCAATCAGCGCGTTTTATGGTTACCCGTTATAGTAATGGACCCAAGAAAGGAGAAATCCTTGTTTATCCAAATAAGCATACCGGTAAGCCTGATGTACTTATTAAATCATATCAAGATGCACGTATCACCAATACAGTAAAAGCATTACAATTACAAGTATTGAAGCAACTTGGAGAAATATCATTTACTAAGTTTCGTGGTGCTGTATTTGTTACTCGTCTTGAATTTATATTTAAAGTATCTGATTCGGCACCTAAGTACATGAAAGATGATCTTACTGCCGGTACTAAGATTTACTTTAAAGATACGGCTCCCGATTTGGATAACCTTGAAAAGATGATATGGGATGCTATGCAAGCTGAAAAGGCTGAGAAAGATGTAAAGAATGCTCTTGTAGGTCTTGTGTATGATAATGATGCACAGATAGTATCTAAGAATGGTATTTTTAAACGCTGGGGTCTTAGGCCAGGCGTCATCGTAGAAATGGAAGGCCCAATTTAATAAATATTGTATGATTGAAATTAAAAAAGGAATTGTATTTACTGATGAAAAAAAGGATATACAATATACTATTTCCTTAGTAACTAAAACAATTGTTCAAGTTACATATGAAGGAGAAATGGTTGAATTTACAAGAGAAGAATTTGAAAGTATAAATAAGTTATCACGATTTGAAACAGTGAAAAATGATAAAAAGAAAAGAGCTAACTAACTACACTAATTCCATAAAGGAAAACATATTTGAAATATACGATAATAAAAAGCATCGGTTATCAAATGAATATTTATCATTAGATGCTATTAAAAGTCTTTGTGATTGTTCTCTTGCTAAACGTAAAGGTAAAGAAGCTAATTTTAAATCATTTGGATTAAGTAATAATGCCGTTGAACAATACTATGATTATAACTTTGAGGTATTCATAAAGGATAGTGTTGAATATTATCTTGCAATGGCCTATATTCAACTAATTGCTTATGGTTGGATACATGGTATGGAAATAAGTTTTGAACGCTCTAAATCGATTGATTTCATCCGTTTTAATTCAGCAGATTGTATTACTATAATAGTATCTGAACTACAGTTTGAAGAACATCCAAAAATGGAAAAGATAATTAATCAAATGCTATTTCTTATTGAACTTCTTTGTCGACAATGGAAAATTGATTTACATTCTATAGTAGACCAAACAATAAAATATATTCAAGTAAATAATAAATACAAAATACATGAAGTATGATTCCAACAAAATTTTATACTAAAGCAGAAGTTGCTGAAAAAGAATCAAGAGTAGAAGCATTGATATATCTTGTTCACCAGCTTGCTGACATACAAGAAGG